TTTGCAGGCGGCATAAAGGATTGAGCCAACTTAGAGTCAGGCTCTAGTAATGAAATAGAACAACGACACATAATATGAGCGGGTGGATTGAATACTCCGTTTGGATAAGACTGGTCCCATTGAACCGACTTACCATTCATCGGCATACAAATATCACAAGTTCTTTCATCTGTTGAAGTGCTCCAACGCTTCATTGATTTAGGATGAGCCCAACCTTGTTCTATGGATTGCTGGAAACCTAAATACCTTCCGTGATTTTCTGCCATAAGTATTTCTTGACGAGCAATCATTTCACTTCTGTACTTAATCATTTTTTTATACTGGCGGTCAATCATTATTCTACTTTGCGAGATAGTTAGTTTGCCTGCTCTTATTTGTTCATCTAAGTTATTAATGAACTTCTCATAACTAGCAACTTGCCGCTGATTTAAACCAATGTAGTTTCTAAGTTTGCGAGCGGTATCTCGAACAGTTACTCCTTGAGTAAAAGACTCAGCAATAGTTTCACGAATAATGTTTCTTGTTGTATCAGTAACGGCAGTAACTAACTGTGCAGATTGATTCTTAGCCCACTCAATAGTTCTAGGGTCTGTGAAATCAAAGCGACCTCTGAATCCAACTTTAGGAAAACCAGTACCAATGTTGTCTTGTATTACTTGACCAAAAGTTCCGGCGGTTGAGTTAATCATTTCAGCACTTGCATCCCAAGGAAAGGCTTCAACAACTCTTTCGATATTGCGAGCATCTAAGGCTTCAGATACAGCGTTAGTCATAGCGGCATTTCTTAAGTCGCTATCGTGGGTACGAATAATCCGCGCCACTTCTTGTTCCATTGGAGTTAAAGGAACATTAGGGCGTGGGTCGTCTTGGTCTCTTGCCTTTATTACGAAAGGCATTTAATCCACCATGTTCTCCGCTGGAGGCAAGGAAGCCTGTTCACGAAGATAAGCCTCCAACTTTTCATCAGGCATAAGTGCGCCTGCGCCCACAAGTTTCTGTACATAGTCGCCAAGTTCTCCCAAATCAACTGAAGATATTTGACCGTAAGTTAAGTAAGGCATTAGTTCTGGGTTCATGCCATTTAACTTTAAAAGTCTAGGAATTGCATATTGGTTCATAACCTCAGCAATAGATTTAGCAATAGCCTCTACGCTCATTGTCCATAAGTCCATCTTTTGTGAACCTAAAGCAAACGAACCAACCTTTTCGTGACCAAGAAGAATAAAGTCAGAAAGAACAGACATAGCAATTCTTTGGTCATAACGAGAAATAATTTTATCTGTATCAAACTGCCGAGAGCCGCCTGAAGATAAAAGTTCTAATGAGAACATTTCGTTATTGTTCTCGTCATACATCATTGGGAAGATAACGCCTTCTTGTTCATTTCGTTTAATGTTCTGAACAATTTGAGTTATCTCCGCTAACACCGCTTGTTGTGCCGCTGATGCACCGCTTGAAAGATACTCAGGTGGAACCTTTGCAACAGGTAATCCAGCAAGGTCGCGTTCAATTCCAATTGCTTCAATTTCTTCGATACGGCGCTTGTAATACCAAGGGCGGTAACAGTTACGAAGTAATGAACGGCCTTCAGGATTGTTTTTGTTTACGGTTGTTCTAAATAACAAACCTTTATCCATAGGGATTTCTCTAAAGCCGCCACCAGTTGGGTCAATTTGACGGAAGCCTTGAATACCGCCTTCTTGGTCCATCATCCAGTTGTTTAAAGTTTCTTGTGCGCGGACAGGAAACTTGCGCCAACCAATCTTTCCATCAGAATACTTTGAACGGCTCTTAGGGTCTTCGGTATCGCCGCCTCGTTTTTTATAAACAATTTCGTGGAAAGAGAATCCATAAATTAACATTGTGAGAATTGAGGCAAGTGTTTGGTCCCAAGAGTCGCTCATATCTTCTAAGCACTCATCTACAAAGTTTGCTAATTCTTCTGCTTCAGGTGAATCGTCAAATGGGTCAATACGCCATTCAAGACGAAGGATTACTTTTTCTATTGAGTAAAGAATCGAACCAATAACAGGGTCGTTATCTGCCATCTCTCGATAGACAAGAAGTCCTCTACGACCTCGAAGTGCATTAAGGAATTCTTCTGTAATGAAGCCGCCGCTTCGGCGCAGACCAGTAGTACCTAATTCATTTAAGTCAGGTTTTGGCATAGTTGAATCCTACTCGCTTGGCTTCGTCATCTTAGAGATTAAGGATAGTGCCTCGTCAGAAGAAAAACCCCCTTCGAGTAGCGATTTATAGATTTCGTGCAATCTAATTGCCGATACCACGAGGGGGGTTAATTCTTCTGATTGGATGTCCATATTACGAAAGGATAACATTCCTTCCGCGATTAACTTTCTTAAAAAGGAGGAATGTCGTCAGATGGCGAGGTTGCCCAACCGCCACCTTTAACAGTTACACCTTTGTTCCAAGGATTATCTTCTTCGACTGCATTCTTAACAGTAGCGACTCTTTGTAGTTTAGCGGTGGCTCGAGATAATGAAACGGCTACCTTTGTGGCAGTTACTTCAATTCGAGAACGCTTCTCTCCTGTGTTCTTATCTTCCCAAGAGGTTGTGTAAGCCTTTCCGAAAATAATTACTTCATCGCCTTTACCAATAGTGTCGGCTACATTTTCGGCTTGTTTGTCCCAAACAATAATGTTCCAAAAGGTGGTGTTTTTTGAATCCCAATTACCTTCAGGAGTTTTAAATCTTTCAGCAGTTGCTACTGAGAACTTCGATACGGCTTTGCCTTGTGGAGTGAACTTAAGTTCTACATCGGCAGTTAGATTGCCAACGATTGTTACTGGTACGGACATTTGTTTCCTTTTCTTCTAGCGAGATAGTGCCGAAGCACGATTAGTTGGGTAAGAAGTGAGCGAAAGCCTTCATTAATTTATAAGGCTCAATCTCATCTCTTTTTTGTATTGCCTTTCTTTCTTTTTCATCTGTGCCGCCCCATATACCTTCAACATCTGTCCCGAGTGCATAAGAACGACAAGCCGACTGTACAGGGCAGGTGCGACAAAGTCCTTTAGCGATTTCAGTAATCTTTATAAAGTTGTTATTTCGTTCAGGAAAGAATAATTCAGGGTCGGTTATCGCACAAGGTTCATAACCAGTTGTTGGTGGATAGGGAGGCGGTGATGACTTCACAAATTGCGTCCGAGCCACATAACAAAGATAAGGGCGAACGGAACGATTAACAAAATTGGACTGTATTGCTCAATTCCGTTATTGAGATACGAATACATTGAGCCGACACCAATTCCCATTAACTATTTCCAAAGGAAAGTCATTATTACCAACCCAAGATAAACTCCGACTACACCTGCGATTCCGGCGGCGGTTGGTGGTGCTGGGATTGGAAACTTTAATAATGTAAAGAGGGAACCAACTGCGATACCTGTTACAAGGCTAAGAATTATCGCCTTCATTTTGTACTCCTTGGTCTATGTAATGTTGCATTGTGCAAGTATCAATTGCGTGTTGCAACATTCCATTCTTTCGCCAGATTGGTAAATCAGGCTCCGAGTGAGTACTGAACCACATATTTCCTTCGCTGTCCATCCATTCGCTTGTTAAAAGCCAAGAAATGCACATGGCGCCATCTTTATCAAGAAGGGTCGCAAGACCTTGAACAGCATTTGAGACCGCGTCTAGTTTAAGTTCTGATTCGTCAGCCATAGCGACCCCCCTTGTAGTTATAGAATAACTTACTTATCTAATTTAATCCGTTTTTGACGATTGTCAATGATGTCACAAACTACACACTCTTGGTCGCCATAAAGCCATTCCCCACACTTACAACGAAAGACTTTTGAATCAACCATGGTTGGGTTTTAATGTTTCTGATAATGCCATCATTACTGATACGACAAAAGGTTGCATTTCTGAGGGTTCTACTTGTGTGGCTAGAAAGTTAATATGTTTGCTAACAGACTTAAGGGCGGCTTCTGCTTCTTCAATATAGGAAATCTGCACAGTTGGCGGCAATTCTTCAAAGTGTGGAAGTCCGTCTTTACCAGCGTATTCATAGATAGAACGAGCAACATCGTGAACGATAAATGGAATAGCCATGAACTTATTTTACAGCCTTTTTCTTTATAATCGGTTTCTTTTGAGTATGAAAAGTAAATGGCGGCGCGGTGTATGGGTCTATCTCTGAAGCAATTTGTAAGGCAGTTGGGATATCGGCTTTCGCTTTAAGCGCTCCTATTGCTAACGATGAACCCGAACCGACTCCGTAAATACCGGCGGCATCAAGACAAACAGATAAATCATCACTTATTTCAAAGACTTCACCTTCGAGTGAGATTAAAAAAGCAAACTTAGTTTCATCGTCTTCGGCATCCCATTTGTACTCGTTCTCTTTAAAACTCTTTTTAAGAGAAGGAATAACTACCGAAATCATAAAGTGATAAAGGTCTTTCTTATCCGCAACAGTAGGAATAGGCGGTTCCCATATATGTTGAACAATGTCGCAAGCCGCTACTTCACCGCTTCCACCAATCATGTATGGACCAGTCGTAGTTACTTTAACCATCTTTGGATGGTTGTACTTTCTCTCAGCAGTAACAAGAGAGTCAGAACCCATAACTACGCCATCGGCGAATTGGACAGCAACGATTGTGGTCATGCTGGGAAGTCTAAAAGATAAATCTCTTAAAAGTCCCTAGCGACTCCATAATTCAAAAAACTAAACTGAGGTTTAATACCAGCGGTTGAGTTCCCAAAAGGCTTTAGCCTTACAAGGTGAGCCATAACGACTTTGAATATATTTGAGTCCCCAGTTAATTTGAGCAACTGGGTCGGATTGAAAGGCGTGTATCTCGGCGGCTGAGTTCTTACTCATGTGGCGCTGAGGGATTCCGTGGTCTTTAGTTGGCGAGGCAGATTTATAATTCCACGCCGACTCTTTACCCCACATCCAGTTAAGGCATCCCCACTCTTTGGCGCTTATCCATCCAAAGTCGTCTAGTTTGCTCTTAGCCAGTTTGCGAGCCTGTTGAGGGTCGAGTCCAGTTGGCTTAACTTCCTTTATAACAACAGGAGTCTTGGCTATAACTTGTTCTTGATTGAGATAGCCGCCAGTTCCGATTCCGATAACTGCGGCAAGTATTGAGATAACAAAAGGGTTTTCATATTTAGTGAGATTCACCGTTCACCAATCGACGGAGTTCTTACAGGCTCGTTTGTTGGGTCACAAAGCGGAGATGCAAGTGCCTTCGGTTGAAGGGCTTTTGCTTTCGCCAATGGCTTTGGCGAGCGCTGTCTATCTTTCTACAACTCTAAAAGTCGAGCAGTTGTATTAAATGATAGAGGAATCTTCCAACCGATAATCGCCAATTTCAACTACCTGATGTCCATGTGCCATCTCTTGTGCCTTGTGTATGGCATAAGCAAATGAGCGCATTTCATTAAATGGTAATTGATAACGAGTTAGTGTGTCGCGTACTGATTCAAGAGCCAAATGCCCTCCTTCAGTTTTTAATACTGCAACGATTGTTTGCGTGTCGTCATCGTAAGCAGCACTAGCAACTTGTGTATGGGTTTGTAACATGCGTTGTAAAGTTTCAACACCACTTAAGAAATCAAGTGATGGAACAGCGGTTGTCGCGTACAAGGTCATAGTTAGCCTCCTTGGAACATAATGCTAACACAGTTTGGAAACTAGGGTTTATAAACTATCGGCGTGTCGCTTTAGGGTCCACAGGTCGTTCTTCAAGCATTAACTCGTTAAGGGCTACATAATCTAACTTCTCGTCAAAGTATTTAACCCCATCGCCAGTTGCCTGAGCGCTTAAGCCTGACTCAAGAACAAAGTCCTTGTAGGGAGCAGTTCCTTGATAATCTTTCATAAACTCAACTATGGCTTTGTAATAAGATTCAGTACTTCCGAACCATAAAGCCACATTCCAAGTCTCTCGGTTCTTCCAGCCGTTATAATCTTCGCTCATAACTACCCCCTATTAAACGCTGGAGTAAAAATTGGCTCGACAGTTGTAGTCGGCAAACAATTCTTTGCCCATTCCTCTGCCGATTGTTTATCTTCAAAGACTCCATACAAAATGTCTTTACCTTCTTCAGGCAAAGGCGTTCTAGTAATCCATCCTTCTACTCTCATTCCATCGATATCCATACAATCGCTCCATTCCCTTGAGGTGTCTTTCTTCTCTTGCCTGAATCTTTAATCCAGCCATCATTCATAAGTCCGTTTCGGATTGAGGAAGCGGATTGATGAAGCCAGCCAGTTAAGTCTTCGATTTCGTGGTCGCATAGTCCTACATCGCCTGCCGCCTTAATCAAGTCAAATACCATCTTGCGCTTGGTTCCTGTGCGGGGTAAAAGCCGTTCAGCGGCGATTTGAGAGGTTTTCGGGCTTCGTCTGCCTATTCGTACCGAATTCGCCTCTATCGGCCTTCTAGCCGCCTTTGAAGCGATACAACAGGCACAATGCGTAATCTCGGCTGGTAATGTGAAATCTAGTTCATCCATAATGTTTCCTCCTTGGGTTGAGGGATTATTTTTTAATCGTTGGTCCGTAAACTTCTTTCTTACGGATTGGAACAACTGTTCCGTTGCAGTCTGTACAGACTCGTCCTAGAGCCGTCAGACTTGTTGGCTTCAAAAGATTACAACCTTCGCAGATTGTTTGAACGACTTCCATTGGTGTCGGTAGTGGAGTGCATTCTTTAACTACTGCTGACTCCACCACCGTCACCCCTTCTTCTCCATTTAGGAGTTGAAGTAAATCGTCATAAAGAAATCCCGAAGG